AAATCTGCCTTCACCAGAAGTTTTAAAGTTTGCAGCAGTAATAATACCAGTAATTCTTGCATCACCAACGACTACGAATTTTGAGTCTGGGGTTGCTGTACCAACACCGACCTTTGTTGAAGCTGAGTTGGAAGTAATTCCAATATATCTCGCAGATGCGTCCAGCTCCAAGAACGACGCAAATTGCGAGAGTTCTCTATTAAATGCCATTTTCTTCTACTAAAAAGTGGATGGGGGGTTTTTAGATCTAAAAAGCCATCCTCATGCCTAAAGGCACTAGGCTATGCAATTATTTAGAAACTACTTAAAGAAACCCTTTTCCAACTGTTTGGAGAGATACAAACATAAAGATATGACGCATCATATGACATTTGACCGGGCAATCCAGTTGATGATGAAGTTGTTGGTGGATTGTGTAAAACGTTTGGAGAAACACCAGTGGATGGCGTATTATATGCATGAAAATCTATTGTCTCTCCACCATAAGTGGTCTCATTGAATACAACTGATGTTCCATTACTAGCTGTAAAATCAGAAGGAGCAAGTTTTACACCATTAACATATACATCTAAAAACCCTACAGTATAGTTTAATGTAAATGTATCAGTATTTGCAATTGCAACCGTCGAAGAAGTATTTCTTAAAACACTACCTGATGTCCAAGTGACTCCAACTCCCGTAGATTGTAAATACTGCCCGGTTAATCCAGTTGAAGAAGCAGCACTTACAGTTCCACTGATAACAAAATTTTGAACTGTAAGTGTAGATCCTATGGATACATTGTTATTATAGGAAATGGAATTACCACCATAATTCTCCTTCCAAGGAGTAAGCGATGCTACGGTTGTTGCAATTCCAACTCCACCAGTGTCAACTTGAGCAAATAGTTGACCATCATAGGTGTTTAAACCAAGTTCGCCCAAAGGCAATTGGTCTACTGTCGGTCTTTTGCCGGGTACGGCTGACCGTTTAATTTTGATATTCGGATTTGCCATCAGGTCAAATTAACATTGTTGGTATATACCGTAGAACCCGATATATATCGAGTTATTACTCAGCATTAAGAATATTTATCAGATTTTAACTCTTGTTGCTTCAATCTTTCTTCCAACTCAACTATTTTTGCGAGTGCTTGTTCTAACTTAGTTTCTGCAACGACCAGTTGTGTAAATAAATCCATTGCTTTTTTCTGGTAAGTATTTAATAGATATTTCAAATCAGTTTCGGATGCCATAATTTAAAATCAGAATGTTCCTCCATCAATAGTTATATTGATAAGATTTCTAGTTGATCCAGAGCAGGAAATAACCTGAGTCTGCCCTGCACAGTCATTTAAATACAGAGATCCAATTTCTAAACTAGCATATCCTGATGGAGTTAAAACACCCGAAGATTCTGATACTGCAGAGGCAAGAACAATTCTCGATGCACTATCATCCCAGTAAACTGCAGCTTTCTTGGCAGTACCATCATAATAATTTAAAAGTAATCCAAGATCTATATCAAGATCTGTGGTTGGTGCTGCACCACTTACAAGACCTACATCAATCAGAGCGTCTTCAACAGTTAATGTTTGAGTATTAACTTGAGTTGTCGATCCATTAACAAAAAGATTTCCACCAATTGTAAGGTTACCACTAATATTACCAGTAGCAGCACTTAATGTATTTGTTGTAACGATACCCGAAAATACTGAGTTTTTCCATCTCTTAGAACTATTTCCAAGTTCATATGTATCATCATCTGTAGGAATTAAATTAGATGCAAACTCACCACCAACAACAACGTTATCGCCTTCAGTATCACCAAGTCCAATTGAACCTCCACGGAAGGTTACAACTCCAACAAATTCAGAATATCCTTGTACGTTTAAATTTTGCCCAATCGTAACATTTTTATTAACTCCGAGACCACCATCAATTTGAACAGCACCAGTATCAGCATTTCCAAGTGCATTATCAGTTGTATCTGTAAATGATGCAATACCCGTAAAAATTGGATTTGCTGATCCACTAGACCATGTTAGATTGCCATTACCGTCATTCGTTAAAACACTACTTACATTTCCTTGAACTGCTGGGAAATAGTAGGTTACAATACCAGCAAGAGAAGCGGGAGATGCGATAGTAATATAACTAGAACCATTATCGGTTCCTTCTACAAGGTTAACTCCACTACCAGTTGTAGAAGTTCCTTTAGTCCAATATCTATGAGATCCTACAAATTTGTTAGTTCCTGTTGAAGAAGTTAAACCAACATATAAGTCATAACTATCAGTTGTAAATCCTGGTTCGCCAGCTTGCAACCCAGGAAGATTTGCAAATAATCCTCTTTTAAACTGAATAACCGGTGCAGGCATTTTTATTATCTTTTACTTATTATATTTAGTTTTAGAAAGTTCCAGCATCTACATCAATTCTATCATCAAGATCAATATCCATTCGATCAAGAAATGCATCTGCATAACCAACCAATCCTGGTTGTTGTGACTCTGTAGCAGCTGCGTTGAGCACTTGATCTGGATTTACGAGTTTATATTTTTGAACTCCGGCATCATAAACTAAAACGTATTGATCTTTATTTGAAAGATCAGAAACTGAAACATCATTAAGATCTGAAAGTTTATCTGCCACGATTGTTTTTTCTACAGAAACTGCGTATGATTTTTGATCTATATTTTTTGCAGGAACAATAAATACGTTGATGCTACTGTTTTCCAAACTAACGTTGTATTCTGCCATGGATCTAAAAAACCCATTTAAATATATTTAGGTTGAAACTGATGGCGTTACCAAAGCCATCCCTTCAATCACTCTTGTTTTTTTAGATGTTGAACTATTTGTCAATACAATGTCATAGTAATATCTACCTGGATCCAAAGCATTTGTCACAGTATTTCCCATCGATATCGTGACTTTTCCAGTCGCAACAATCAAAGATGAGGAAAATGAATATGATGTTGTAGACGAAGGAAATTTTTTTAATTTTGCAACAGCACTTTGGTTGGTTAAATCATATGCTGAACCATCAGCATTCGTAATTGTAAAAGTAGATGCGTGATCAGTACCTTTTTCTATTGTAATATTTACTGATGGGACTGCCATAGGTCTTTTTTAACTATTTATCTTGAGTTCCTAATCCGTCTTTTAACAGTTTAGAAAGTTCTGCTGTCGATCCTACAAACAATGCGTTAGTAACATTTGTAGGCCCACGAACTTGTTTTGTTTCTTCAATATCTTTAAGTTTCTTTTGAAGGTCCATTAATTTATCCGTTGCATCAGAAACGTTTTTGATTAACTGACCAGCAACTTCATAAGCTCTGGGCATCTCGCTTTCTGCTGCCAACTCAAGAATGCCATTAATTGCTTCTTGCCCCTTTTCAATAATTGAATACAAATTTCCTCTAGTATATTCATAATCTTTACGAACATCTTCTACAGAAGATGAAATGCTATCAATTTTAGATTCAACTACTTCAGTATCTGTTGCGACAACATCTCCAGAAACATCAAAGGTCTCATTGAGTTTGTCGAATTTCTTTGTCATCTTCATGATCCATTAAATCCAAAATCGTCACCAATTTGTATCAGATTATTATCGGTAGAAGTTATCATTTTAACTGCAGACCCATTTACGTGAGGTGCAATAACAGTATTATCAGATCCACGAGTCACTTTAAGAGTATTGCCAGTCTTAGATTCCACATACATTTCCTCATTGTCAACTATAATATAAGTTTCTGCGGAAATAGACGTTGCATCTACAACTTCAACATAAATTGTAGTATCTAACGCATCAATATCTTTAGAAAGATTTGTAGTTACTGTGCCAGTATAGTTCTTAGTAGCTCGAGGTTCTACTGTATATGAAAGATCTCTTGATGGACTTGATGACTGATCTCCACCAATATACCCAATAGAAACTTTCTTGATAACATCTTTTGATACGTCTACAATAGGTCCGAAGAGATATGTCTTTGCAGAGAATCGAAGAGTATAAATTAATGACCTACGAGTGTCAAAGTCGCCCTCATAATCATCTCGCATCGATATTCCTTCAAATACTACAGGAATATCTCTTTTTTCTCCAATCGTTTTTATTAAATCAACTGACAATGTATATGCTGGTTGAAAGTATGGTAATATTTGCTCAACAATTTGAAGCATGTCATCGTTGAGTTTCGTATATATTGATAACTCAAATTGCATGTTATATGGAACGGGCATGAAAGACTTTCTTGGTTTAGTTTTATCTGACCCTAAACCAGAAATAAAAGTCTGTGTCGTTGTAACTTTTCTTGAAGGATCATAATTTAATGCAATAAATTCAAAAGACATTCTTGGTAGTGTAATCTGAACTGGTTTATTCAGATTATCCCCAACCTGCTCCAGTCTTGCTAAGAATTTTTGAGTTGGTCCATAGGCTAAAGGAACTTTGATAACGCTTGTTACGTTATCGGAATCATTTGTATGTTTAATGGAGATATCATTAAATAGAGTTCCAAATGCTACAATGGTGTTCCTCAATATCTCGTGATAAAAATATTCAAACATGTTAACAATTCCTTATATAATCTATTTAACAAAAAGATAATCTATCTATGGTGTTCCGAATGGATTTTTCTCAGAAAAATCAACTATTACGTCGGCTTCGGACTCAATAACATCATTTTGAGCATATGGATCAACTAAATTATCTGTTGAATATGTTCTTAGTTTATAAGATGCAGTGGATGCGGATCCCACAATTACATCTCCATTTACAAAATTGCCATTGATTTTATATACGTTGAGTTCCCCTGTGGGGGCATTCCAAGATTTAACCAAAGCAGTTGTTCCACTAATACTTCCAGTTACGGTTTCTCCATGGATATAAGTTCCAATTCCGGAAGAAGTCGGAGATGCAATCGTAATAGTTGGCGTGGTCGTATATCCAGCACCAGCATTTGTGATTCTAATTGCAGTCACTACACCGACAGTATTGATATATGCTCTTGCAACAGCATTAATACCACCAGCTGGCGCAGCAGGAATTGTTACAATTGGTGCGGTTGCATATCCACCACCACCACTTGTAATAGTAATAACTCCAACAACACCATTTGCTATTGATGCAGTTGCAGCTGCTCCAGCACCACCTCCACCAACAAATACAACTCCTGGAGCAACTGTATATCCATAACCAGGATTTATAAGTTCAACCCCCTGAATTTTAGTTGATGTTGTACCATTACAATCAACGATGTTATCAATAAATGTGGCAATACCTACTGCTGTCAATCCACCAGATGGTGCAGAAGAAATTGCTACTTGTGGAAGCGATGTATATCCACGTCCTCTATTTGTCACTGTAATTAATCTTACAGCACCATTCAATATTCCTGTAGTTGCCGTTGCAGTTGTTCCAACGCCAACTAATTGTAAAGTTTGTATATATCCGGCAGTTAAAATATTATCATCAATTTCATCAATATTTGTATTAAGTTCTTCATCTTCATATCTAAACAGTTCACACTTTAATTCATAAACATATGTTTTTTGCAATTGATAAAATGGTTGCTCATGCTCAACAAATTTAATTTCAAATAATCTATCACCCAAAGGAAAATATATTAAATCTCCCTCTTTTGGTCTACTTATAAGTTCAATATTAGTTAATTGTTGAGCTAAAGGTGTAATATAAGTCTCAAACCTTTCTTTTGATATTGTAATTGTTAAATCTGTTAATGGTTGAATACCAAACTTTGAAAGTATAGTTCCCTGTCCTTCATATCCATCATAAGTATTTACATAAGCTTCGATTGGATATGCATTATTAAAAGTTGATTCGATGACTTCTTTTATAACACTTTTTTTGGTAATATATTTTCTTGGGATATAGTAAATTTCAACGCCATACATGCGAAGTTGTTCGTTAATCAAATCTTGGATTAACGATTGTTCGGTTTTTGATCCTTGAAGAAAAAATGGATTAAGCATATTATCCGATCATGTCTAATGGTGGTAACTCATAAGTATTAGACATTCTCTCCATAATGAGGTCTATTTCTCTTTGACCATCTTCATACATTTGTCTTCCGTTCAATTCAACACCACCAGGAAGTTTAACACCAGTAAATTTCATCATATTTTGACCCCACTGACGTTTGATCAATGCGGTCAAATATGGTTTGAGGAATGAATCATTCCAAACTCTTGAATAGTCATTTGGATCCATTGTTCGGAAACAATCAATGATGATCCAATTTCCTACAGCTGCGCTACCCCAATCAATATCTAAATATAATCTATCTTGTCTCTTGTTAAATCTAATTTGCTTTTCTGTAGTCAAAAGAAAATCAATATCTTCAAGATATGTCTTAACCATCGCATACGTTAACAGTTCAGTTGTGCCCCAATAGTAAATATCATTTAAGAATAACTGATATTTAACACTGAACATGTTGTGAGTAATACTGTTCGTTCCATCAAATTTAAATACCTTATTAACACCAATAACTGATGGGTGAACAGGTAAGAAATTTGAATTTTCTTCAAATTTGAATGAAGTGCTATTTCCTATAGTTTCATTTACGGTCGTTGTTGTAATTCCTACAGAACCTGAAGACCCACCACGAGCTCTTCCCCTATCCAGATCATCCTGAGTGATCTGATATTTCATATATGTTTGATAGACACCATCAAAGTGTCTTTCTTGGAAATACTGAACTGCATCATCAACAAGATCTTCAATTTGCTCATCAGCAACATTAATTTCTAAAACTGGATAACCCAGTTTTCTTTTGCAATAATCAATCAGTTCTTGTCTTGTGCTGGGTTGGGCCATGTGAGTTCAGATAAAACTTCTGCTTGCTTAAGATATAATTTTAAAAACGATTTAGCTACATTTTTTAATTCATCAATATCACTTATACTATCTATATTACGAGCAACCCTTTCATATTCAAAAGATTTATTTAAATCTGTAAGTTTAATACTATTTGGATTCATAAGTCAATGCCTTCAGAAGATTTTTAATTTCACCAATATCATCTTTTAATCTATTCATATCATCTTCGAGTCTTTGAAGTTTTTGATTCTCAGACTCTTTTACTTGTTTTAAATTTTTATAATTTTGATAGTCACTCATATTGGTGTTTAGGATAGCATTCGTAGAATTATCACGAACTAGGCTAGTATAACCCTCAACTTTAGAAAATTTTGTATTCATAATCACGCAAGAGCAATGACTCTCAGATCTTTTAATCTAGGTGGATGAGCCATATCCGATGATGATCCAATAAGTTTGATTGTAAAGTATCTAAAATCGGTCAAATTATTTACAGTGAATGTATATTCTTTATAGTCAAGGTTCTGACTCAGGTTAGCAAGATTATCAGTTTTGGCAACCTTAACGTCTGAGAGACCATCGTTATTGGCAACATCAATTACATTACCAAGACTATTCAGATTATTCCATCCTGGGAATGGATAGTAAATTGGATTCTCTGTAGGATCTTTCATAATTGCATATAATGCTCTCAGATCACTGTCTCTGTTCACGTATGCACTTACAATAACTCTGAGAGACGATGCTGGAACTTCAAGTGCAATTGGATTTGATGCATAAACAAACGCTGAAGGATCATCCGCAAGGGTTGATACTCTTGAATCAGTTGCATAGTCGCTGATTGGACTATTAACTCTATTGTTGATGAAGATTGCAGATATTCTATCAAGATCAATTACAGGGGAAACATTGCGATCAATAGTACTCATCTTCACATTCATTGTGAATGATTTATTTCCAGGGAGAGTGGTTAATGCGGAAGATTCATTAATTGATGCAGCTACTATTCTTGGTGAAGATAAGTAATTGTTAGAAGTCAATACGATTGGTTCGTAACCAGCATCCATGTAGGATTCTTCACTACCATCAACACTAGATCCTGTTACAGTTCTGATTGATGCAGAAACTGTTGTTGCCAGTAAGTTCATAATCTGAATATTGGGTCTAATTACTGAGTATGGGATATTTTGAGTAGCGTATACATTGGGACCACCTGCAGATTTGGTCTGATCAATATAAAGTGGTGGGAACGATGTTGCAGAACTTCTGTTAACTTGTCCTTGTGGAAGAGATGCACTGTTTCCTGCAGAACTTGTATCAATTTTCAGGTAATAATAATCCAAATCATATGTTCTGGTTGATGAGAAACCAACATCCTGCAGAGTGTGAGTCTTATTAATTCTTCTCAGAGAAATTCCATTCGTTTCATATTTAAATACTGGAGTTCCAGCAGCATATGTAAACGATTTTGTCTGATCAATTTGTCTGGTAATACCAGTCAGTGTGTTGCCAACAACTCCTTCATAAGCAATGATTTCATCCTCAATTTGGATATACCCAGGATTTGTAGATGCAACGCTTACATTTTCAAATGTTTCAAATCCGCTTGCATTTGTAAGCACAATACTACCCGAACTTTCTTTTGCATATGCAGTATTCAATGTCGTTGGAGTTGAATCAGAATAAACTCCAGAAATAGCAACGTTGTTATTCAGAGCGTACATACCATGGTTCTTGTGATTTACCTTGATATGTAATCCATCAGATGGTTCTGAATCCACAGTAACATAACTTACTGTTACTCCACCACCGTTCAGACTTGTTACTCCTATTCCAGAAGCAACGTAAGTGATTGTGCTTCCAGTTCCTGTTGTAAATGTACCTTGAACATTATCCAAAATAATTTCTTTAATGCCAGTAATTTGTGGAACGGAGAGTCTTAAGTTAGATCCAAGAGTGCTTCCACTAAGGCTCGAAACGCTAAGAACATCACCAACACGATATCCAGATCCACCAGCATTGATTGTTGCAGCTGTGGCAACGTTATTGGAAATGGTGATATTTGCGGTTGCGTTAACACCAGATCCAGTTACATTTGTCAGGGAAACGTTGTTGAATGAACCGTTAGAATAACCAATACCAGCGTTTGTAATTGTCAGATTTCCTGTGACGGATCCAGCAGATCCAACATAATTACCAGTTGCATTTGAGTTCAACTGACCAACAGTTGTGCCGACGATAAAGTTTGTACTTGTTACTGTTGTTCCTAGTCCAACACGAACTTTTCTTGAATTCATTTCAAGAGGATTGACCAGAAGATTTGCAATCTGCTTGTTGCCAATATTTAACTGTGGATTATAGAAATTGATGTCTCCTGTTTGATTTGTAAATACTGCCTGATAGAGAGTAAACTTAAGATCTTCATATTGGCTTGGAGTCCAAGTTGATGCATTTTGAGACTTAAATAATGATCCTAAGAGTGGTTGCTGAGTTACAAAAATTTGTTGTGATTCTGGTAATCCAGCAGTTGTTCTATCAACTTCACCAAGTCTAGAAATCCAAACTTGATATGAAGTTGATTCTGAAAGAAGAACAACAGCATGTTCTTCTCCACCTTTCAGATACACTGGTGATGGGAATGTAACTGTGGTAACAGTAGTTCCATCTTCTGAGATATTAACATCTTTTGGATCAATGCTTACTTCGCTGAATGGATATACAGTTCCTGTTGGTAATCCAAGAGACATTGGACGAAGTTGAACCGTAACTGGAAGAACATCATCTTTTGATCTGAAATACAAATCAATCTTGGTTACAAATAATCCATTCCCTGCAGGAAGATTAAACGATTGTGCTAATGGATCTTGGGGCGGCGCTGGAGCTTCTACTATAATCGTAGTTTCTATTACATTAGTGATGAATACTGGTTGAACTCTAGTTGAACTTGAAGATGTAGTAGAATTTGATTGGGATCTTGTATCTGATAATGATGTTGATGTAAACTGAGGACTTCTGACAGAAGTAATAGTTTCTTGAACATTATTCAGAAGACCTTGTGCATAATAATTGACTTCACCTTCAGTATATACAGATCCTGGTACTAAAGAGTTTGTTCTATCATTGGTCAGTTTAAATGTTTTAATTCCAGTCTCAAATGTTGGATTTGTAGGTACGTTTGGATTGGGAATTAAGAATGATCCAATGATTGTTCCAAGATTATCCGACACCAATCTGACATCTGATACCGTAGCTTCAGCGCCACTTGTCAATCCTTTTAATTTTAATCCTGGCAGAACTCTTCCGAAGAACTGTCCTTGAACTTGTTCCGAAAGACTTGCAATATCTACATTAAGAAGTGTAGAAGTTGCAGAATAAACTGAAGTTAAAGTTCCAGTTGCTTGCTGATCGTATGGATTATTTGTGTAAACATCACTTGGAGCATTAAATGAACCATACTTGTGATTTGCTGTTGCGACTCTAAATCTAATCTCAGTTGGAGTAGATCCTGGCGTAGTGTTTTGATTTATTGAAGAATTTGCAAATGTACCAACTACTGTTTCACCAACTTGGAAAATACCAGATATCATTCCAATTTCAAGAAGTTTTGGAACAATAAATGAATTTACGTCTTCACCATCAAAGAATGAATATACCCGAGTATATGGTCTAAAACGCTTAGCAACAAATTCGACGTTTCTTGATCTCATGAATGTTACAAGAGAAGAAGAAATCAGAGAATCTCCTTGTGAAGTCGTTGTGGTTTGTTCAGTAAGTTGTAATTGAGTTCCACTTCTTCTTTGATCCTCAGTGGTTGTAGTCGTAGTAAATGTTGTGGTTGTATCTCCAGAATTTTCTACTTGTTGTGAAGTAGATTGTCCAGTCCAGGTGGTTTCCCATGCACCCCAATTAACGGGGCCAAGACCTGTCTGGGGATCAAATCCTTGAGATGCAAGTTGTTGTTGAGTAGCAGTAAAATTATCTTGAGTAATTGTTCTTGGCGCTAATCTAACTTGATCTGTCCAAACATCAGATGAAGGTGTTAATGAAATAGTTCCCTCATAGTTTGTTACAAGATATGGTGTTACATTTTCAATTCTTGTAGCAAATGGTTGTCTTATAAAAGAAGCTTCTGTATAGTCAAGCGTGATTACTTGACCAGTTCTTCTTACATTATTGCCAATTAAATCATCGACAAATCTTACATCAGCGTTTGGATCTACAGAAGCTCCAATTCCAACTAAAGACTTAGAACCAATTAATAAATCAACTTCAGTTGTGTATGGTGATGGTCTTAATTCTTGATTCGTTTGATCGATTGAGTTTTTAATTGTTGTGGTTTTATTTTGGAAATTGGTTGTTCTAAAATTGTCTACAAAGAATCCAGATTTAAATCTGTCCAAACCATTAACATCTTTAATACTTAAAGACTGCGTATTTGCTTCCAAAAGATTGAGTGTGGTATAAGATTCAAGATTTTTAATTCTATCTTCAAGTCTAGAAATATCACTCATCTGATATCTCTTATGAGAAACCAAACTTACCGATGCCCTGTTTACATCGCAAAGATAAGGTGGAAGTGATACCGATCCAATCTCAAGAGCATCATCTAATGCTTTAGGTGGTCTTGGAGTTTCTGAAGGATCGCCAGTAAGAAGTTGCAATCCACCATTCCTCGTTAAGAAAATTCTATCAATTCTTCCTAAGTAGTAATCGAATGAAAGAAGAATGGACTCATCAGATGCAAGAATATTTCTACCACAATTCTGAGCTTCCGAGAATGTTCTTGATAAAAATTCAAACGGTGAACGAGAACCCGCAGCGACAGCATATTCTGATACTCTTGGACGAATATCAATAATATCACTATTTGCTACTTTTCCTTCTACAGGAGCTATATCGCAATAATCATAGTCATTGTAAGAATTTACAGTCGTGATATCTCCAAGATCTGAAGATGCAAAACTTGCAGATTCAAAAATAATTTTAATTTGCTTTACTGGTTCTTTTGATATTGGATTTCTTACAATTCTGGAATAATCATAGATTGTATTTTTTTGTGAAGCATCTAATGTATAATCTGCAGTTATATTTTTATCGGACAATGTAAGGGCAGAAATAGTGGCATTAATTCCACTTTCTTCAAACATTACAACTTCACTTGATTGGAATGACTTGTCGTTTAAGTAAACATAATTAATTTGAAGATCATTGACTTTATTTGTAAAGACCGCAACAGCTCCTGAAGTTTGTCCTGTGAATTTTTCACCAACTAACAAATCGCTAGTTTTATTTGTAGGTCCAGTTAAAGAGCTGAAGGTAACTGCTGGTAAAGACGCTTCAGATGTTGTTGTAGATTCAAAAATGCCGTAGAGCTTTGTTACATCTGGAACATTCAGACAAATCTCTTCATCCTGAACTCTTGTGCCGTATGGGAACGTTCCGTAAGTTAATCCATCATTAACTGTGGTTGATCCAATACCAGAATGCTCATACTTTGATTTATTGATGATTAAAGTTTTGATTCTGTTCTTATTTTTTGCTTTTGCTTTAACTTTGATTTTACGTAAAGTTGCAATCAGTCTTGCACTACTATCATTTGAGCCTAATCCAAAAATTGTTAGTTGAGATCCAGTTGCATCAAATGAGAACTTATCTGCACGTAACGTTTCAAATGTTCCATCAGATCTAACCAATACATATCTTTCTTCGTCAAATGGTAAGAAAGTTTCATTTGCAGATGCAACCAAAGTATTTGATTGATTGCTTGCAATAGTAACGGCAAATTCTTTTTTAATTGTAAGATTAGAATCTGTAAGATCTACAGAAGAAACAAAATTCTTAGGAAGTTTTGTATATAAAGTATTATCTACTGAAGTCTGGAAAAAAGATCCAAGAATTGCAAGATCACTTACAGAACTTGCTGTTGCCGGTGGAGAACCCTCACAAATTCCAGTTACAGTCGTAACTCCAGTTACAACAATAGAATTTGCTGAAACTGTAACAATTGTGTTATGAGTTGGAACTGTGGATCCAGCAATTGTATATTTTACTAATTCACCAACTTTCACATTATTTGTAAATGCAAAGTTACTATTTCCTACATTTAAACTAATGCTGCTGATTCCAGTTGCAGATCTTGCAGTAACAGAAGCAAGTCCTACATTATATGTAATAGTTGGTACAATATCTGCAGTGAATGAAGTTGAAGATGTGCTTACATTTGATAAAGATTCTACATTTTGTATTGTATACTCAGTAATCGCAGTAGAAACTCTACTTGTGGTTTCTACGCCATTAAAGATAAATTTCTCATTTGTAGCAAATGATCCTTTCACGCCATATGCAGTAAGAATGCCTGCATTATTAACATCAAATCTAAGGTATCCAGTAGCTCCGCTTGCTTTTCCTTTAATATGAACTGGAGTTGTTAACGTTACATTTTGGTTAAGAGTAATTTCAGTATAGGTTTCTACATCAAATAAAGAAATATCCCATTGATTTAATTTTAAATTCGTGGTATTATAGGATCCAGATTCTAAAGCATAATCATAAACTCTTGCTAATCCAATTTCTTTTCCTGGAAGCGTAGCAGAAACAACTCCAACTCTAGAGTCTCTTAAACTTACAATGAATGGACTTCCAAGATTTAAATTAGGAGCTCCAAAAGCATTATTAACTGTAAAAGTCGGACCAGTTACATATGCAAGACTTGCATCAGTAATTGTTTTTGTTGTTCTTGGTTTTTGGAAGTCAAGGAAATTTGCAGATAAAGATTCTACTTCATATCCTTTGACATATGCCTTTCCTGCACTAATTTTATAAGTGCCTAAACTTTCTTTAGGAGTTTGATTATTATATGTTAACTGACCTTCTTGAAATACTCCATTATTTCCAAGATTGTCATTTAAAGTTTCTTTTACAGTAATGTCAAATGGTCTGACATAATAATCACCAGACTCTTCAGATGTTCTTCTAGCAAGTTCTGTAGAAAGAACGTTATATTGGGATGTTGTAGTTGTATTTTTTACTAATTCTCCACTTCTTACTTCTAATAAACTAATAAAATTTTCTGCTGTCGTTTCTGTTAAACCTTTCTTAGATAATACTGCAGCGATTTTAAATCTATCAGCTCCTGGTGCTGCATAGTTAGAAAATCCTTTCGCATTATCATTTAAAGAATCATCTTCATCCGCATTAATAAATTCTTCAATAATATCAAATCCAACTTTATAACTTGGGATATTGCTATATGGTTCAAGAACTAATGTTTGCTCAGATACTTCAACAAAGTATCCGCGCAAGAAATAAATTCCATTGCTAAGAACAGCAGCAGAACCATTACCAGTCGCAGATAAAGTAGTGTTTGCAAATCCTTCACCACTTTGAATAATGATTGAGTTTTGAGAGTAACTTTCGTTAAGTGTTAATTTTTCATTATCTGAAAATACTTTTTGATCACCCAATCCAGAAGCCAAATAGTTCACATAAAGAGTTGTATATTCATTTCCAAGTTCGTTTTGTGGAAGCACAGATAAAATTTGTGCTTGTACTTTAGATTGATCTCCTGTGATTTTTTTACCTACAAGATCATTAATATAAACGCTTACGTCTACGCCGAGATATGAATTTTCAATCTTTACGAATTTATACTGATTTGTATAACTTAACTGCCCAGGGATTACTACAGATCCTTCTTTAAATACGTGATTACCAAATTGTTCAATTTGGTTTTTAAGAATGGATTGTAAAGTAGTTAATTCTCTAGCCTGAACAGGATATCCAGGTTTAAACAAGACCTTATAATAATTCTTAGTAGAATCAAAATCATCAAAATATGGAGAAACGTTGAGATTGGTTGACTCTGGCATGATTTCTTAGAATTGCAAAATTACCTTGATATCTTCTTTTTGGCTAGACGATCTTGTAACAGAGGGTCTATTATCTACATGAATGATGTTTCCAGAATACTTTTGAACTTCTGGACTAGACACACCATTAATAAAGTTCTGTCCAAAATAATATGTCCTACTATTTATTGAGGTAGATATACCATTGTAATTTGTATCAATAGATAATCCAGCACTTCCACCTTGAATTATAGTAGTGCCACCAACACCAGGAGATGATGTGAATCTATTCATATTAAATCCATAAATTGGTGTGGAGTTTTTAGTACCATCACTATTAAATCCAACAAGAGTTCTATCTTGCCAGTATTTTAAAACTCCAGTATTTTGATCATATGAAATGACTCTACCAACAGCAGTAGATGCTACTCCTACTGTTTGGGTAACTAATGCATCGGCAATAAAAGTTGCAGTGCTATATCCAGTACCAACAAGTTTCAATGCATAAACTGCACTTGCCTTATCTTCAGTAAGGATAAAACTTGAATTGTAAACCAATGGATTTTCAATTACACCAACTCTTGAAATTTGATTTCCTGTTATAAAATCTGGATTTTGTGTGTCGTTTTCAATTCTCGCGTAAAGTGCAACTCTATTAGCCCCAAGTTCTCTATAGATATCTGCTCCATGTCCACCTTTTGGAGGAATAATTACGTCAAAGTTTGGTTGAGTAGTTCCTACAGGTACGTTTCCTGCAACTAAATCAACTGTTCCATAGGTATAACTAGATCCACCATTGGATATTGTAATAGATTCTACTTTAGAATTATTGTTGATGATGATTGTTGCTTCGGCACCAATCCCATCTCCTTTAATTGGAACTCTAGTGTAGGTTGTGTTTGCAGTTCCAATGCCAACACCACGATTGGTAATCGTTACAATTTTGATCTGTCCGCTTGTAGCGGCATTGTTTCTTACTGTTGAGTTTGTATCACTAGTTCCCCAATCTTTTGGAACAGGAATAAAATTTGAAGTTTCAAACTTGATAATATCGCTAGGAGCAATTGTATACAGATATTTCCAAATATATCCATCACCACTTGTACCTGCGGATCTTGGTTCTAAATCTGTAAAGATTGGCTCATCAAGAGAAGGTCTTCCTTCTGGGTTTTCTGGATTTGTTCCATTTTGTAAACAGATATAAACTCTGTAGTCCGAGTTTACGACATAATAATTTGCAGCATATAAACTAGTTGCATCAGATGGTTTTGATGTATTAGTTCTACTTATATCATGTCTATACATGTCATAAGTAATTCCCGATGTCCAGGTTATCTTTCTAATAATTTGTTTAATATTTTCTGTCGATATTTTTTTGACTGCAATTGCAGTATCCCAATATGAATTCTCTTCACTAAAATTATCCTTTGGTGCTGGAGGATTTGTGTCCCACGTCGTACTATATTCTGACGCATTGGGAAGTCCTACAAAAACATAATATGAGTTGTCTGAAGAACTAGCTACAGAAACAAAATTCTTAGCACTCAATATTCTAAATTGATCTGTTATAATAGCAGCCATTTGGAGTTTTTTATGTATTTATGTAGTATAATCTCGGTATTTCAGAGGAAGTAATCTTTGAACTGTTGGAGAACTTGAAACTCCAGCAATACCATTGATATAATTTGTAAATGCTTTTGGATATACTCTATTCATAGTAGAAAGTCTTCCCCAACTATATTCGCCATAGAATGAACTAAATCCAAGTCCTATAAGATTATTATATGAAGTAAGACTTATGGTTACTTTTGCAACATAAGTCAATCCAATACCAGGGACAGCAGTTTGTGCAATCGAAACTGCAACAGCCTTATAAATGTTATCCAAACAAGTTGTTCCAATACCTACGGTTCCACCGGTTTCATCTTTTGCTGTTACTCCATTTCCAACATTTGAATTCTTAACTACGAAATAATATCCAGTTTGAATTCCACTGACACCGGTTGTGGCAATACCGACAGTATTGATATTTAAATCTCTTAGATAAGAATTCTGTGGAATAAAGAAGTCAAATACTAATCCCGTTGTTGCAACAGAAACTGATGTAGTTTTAATTCCTGTAATAATACCAAAGTCGCCTTCAAATGTAACATTAGATATTTCTTCTTTAGTAACTTTTGGACTTTGAATTAAAACTAATGGCGGATTTGTTGATGTATACCCATAACCAATTGCAGAAACTCCAATAGATGTTACAACACCATTCGTTATGGTTGCAGAACCAGAAGCTCTATATGTTGATCCAAGACCAACTGGATTTGAAACAACCACGTCTGGTGCCGAAGTATATCCATAACCACCATCACTGATTACAAACGAAGTAATTGTTCCAGCGGCAGAAACAACTGCAGTTGCAGCTGCTCCAGAAACTGCATCTTGAGATGTAATAGTAATTTTCTTGTAGTTTGTACTTCCAGTAGTATTTTCTTTTTGTGAATCAAAGAAAGTCTTTGCATTTTCCACAAATACTACTGAAGATGTAATTCCAAGACTATTAATTATATTTGTTGATGGTTGAACAAATGGTTCATAAAGAACTCTGGTTTTTCCAACTTCTAATCCATCAATAATTTTATCTTCAGTTTGATAGCATAGTGTAACAGGTCTTACATAGGTCTCTCCAAATGTAAGTCCAGGATTAAAATAAGTATTCGTATTTACATAATCACTTGCAGGAATACTTGTAACAAGTCTTTCATCTTCAGTTAAGAAAATTGAATCATCAATTAATTGTAAACCGTCACCTACTTCAATTGGTTCTAAAACATCGACTAAAGCAACATCAACATTACTAGTGCCTTTATAGAAGAGAATTTTTGAAGTATCTCCAGATTTTGGTGGTTCTGGGAATGTAATTAAATTACCTCCACGGAAAATATATCCAGATCCAGGTACTTGTAAAACATCATTAATAAACACTAATAACGTTGCCTGAATATCAATATTTGATCCAGGTCTTGTTCTAATAGATGTAAGAGCTTCATTTATTTTAATTTGAAAGATTTTTCTTTCTCCATCAAATAAAGCATCAAATGGATCAATAACCTGTAAATCGCCAATAGACCAACCAGCAAAAGAGTCTGTATGAGTTCTATCAACAGTAAGTCTGAATTCTTGATAGGATAGAGTTGTATTTGTTGGAATACCAACTGTACCACCGATTGCAACGGTAAGAGTTTCACCTTGACCATATCCATAGCCACTGTTTCTAACTTCAAAATTGACAATGCTTGAACCTTGGCCCACCACAATATCAACTTTTGCACCACTTCCAATTCCAGGAATTGAAGATGAACT